CCAGAGGAAGAGCAAGAGCAGATAATGGTTACCTGCTTGGCCAAGCATGTGGTTTTAGGCTGGAAAAATGTTTTTGATGGTGATCAGGAATTCCCATATTCAGAGGATAATGCCGTTAAGCTTTTAACTGAGTTGTCAGCAGTAAGAAATATGATTATTGCAGAGGCAAAGAAGCTTCAGAATTTCAAAGCTAAGGCAAAAGAGGCAGTAAAAAAAAGCTAAAAGAGTGTTTGCTTTGGGATGTTAATTTCGGTGATAAGGTTGACTTCCTTCAAAGACGGGCTGAGAGAACGGGTAAACAGCCACCAGCGCTACAGAGCAGGCCAAAGCCAGATGGTAAGGCTAGTTACTACCTAAATGCTTTTTACATGCTCAGCGGTAGCAGAAGGGTAACAGATGGGGGTGTAGGGTTAATATCCTGTTCTGAGATTTACGCTTATTCCATGCTGGCAGGTATTAATAGTGCAGATGACAGGTTGGATTTATTAGAGTTTATTTCGTTCTGTGATGATGTCTATATAAGCGAACTAAAAAGGAAGGTGCCAAAAAATGCCGGAAGAAAGCAGCCTAAGAGTAGGGGTGGACAGCACAGAAATGGTTCGTGGCGCGGAAAAGGGTGAACGCGCATTAGATAGCTTGGGCGATAAGGCCACAGAGGTTACAAAGGATTTTGATAAAATTGATCGAGCTGTAAAGGATACAGGGCGAACAATAGACCAATCTATTACAGATGGTGCAAGAAAGAGTGAGAGAAGCTTAGAAGGTCTGGGTGATGCTGCTGAAGATGCACAGCGTCAATTTAATGACATAAATGAGACTATAAATAAGTTTGATACCGACAAAATAACGAGAGAATCTGCAAGCGGAGAAGATGCGCTTGAACGTTTGGGATCCTCTGCTGATAAAGCATCAAGCAAAATAAGCGGCTTAGGTGGTAGCGCTGATAGATTTGATGGTAAAACGGTAAGAGATGGCGCTACAAGTGCAGGCAGAGGTATTAAGAATCTAGGTGATGATGCTAGAAAAACAGAATCACAATTTAATAGCTTAAATGATTCTATTGATAACTTTGAGGATATTTTAAGCGGCCTATTTATTGCTGGCATTGTTAGAGAATTTGCCAGATTATTGGATGTTACCAGTAAGATTGATTCTAATATAAATTTAGTTGTAAAAAGCACAGATGAATTAAGTGCTGTATATGATGAGCTGCTGAGAGTCAGCAATAAGACATTTTCAAGCCTGGAGGATAATGCCGAAGTATTTAACAGGCTTTCAGTTGCCACAAAGGATCTTGGTTTGACCTATGGCGAAGTAATAGGAATCACTGAGGATCTTAACAAGCTTTTAAAGATAAACGGCGCAACAGCAGCAGAAACAAACAGTGTGATGATCCAGCTTGCACAGGGTTTAGGGGCTGGCGCGTTACAGGGTGATGAATTCCGAGCCATAGCAGAGGCATTACCTCAAGTATTGGATTTGGTAACGGATGAGTTAAACAGAACCAGCGGCGGCGCTAAAATCACACGCGGAGAGCTGAAGAAACTAGCAAGTGAAGGCAAGGTTACTGCTGAGGTGGTGATAAATGCCTTTAAAAATGCCTCTGATGATATCAATAAACAATTCCAGAATATCACCCCCACTATTGAGGGAGCCTTCACGGTATTAAAAAACAACCTTGTAAATTTTGTGCGAGATACCAACAGGGCTACAGGTATAGCAAGCGGTTTCAGCAATGCTATATTGTTAGTGGCTAACAATGTTGAAGGCTTAGCGGGTGCTGTATTTGGTTTAACTACAGTATTGGCTGCAAAGCTGGCAAGAAGCCTAGCAATAGCCACTAAAGCCCTTCTAGCAACACCTATAGGCAGAATAGCGGCTCTATTTGTAACAGCAACAACAGCTTTAGGTGCGTTTGGTGATAAGTCTGTAATGGTTGGGGGTGAGACTGCAACAATATGGCAGGTGGTAAGTGCAACATTTGCAACTGTTGGAGATATTGTTGAGAAAGTTACAGGCAAGTTTAAGCAGCTATTTGATTCAATAAAAGATAGTGATTTTGTTAAAGGCTTAAAGGAAGGCTTTGAGAAAGCAGGGGCGGCAATTGTAGACGTTTTCAGGGGGATTTTGTCGGCCTATAAGAGAACATACAACAATATTATAAACGGCGCTAAAGCTGCTGTGGTCGCTATAAAGGGCTTTTTTGGAATATTGCCTGATGCCTTTAAGCTTATATTCCAACAGGCTGCAAATAATGTAATTTCAAAGATGCAAACAATGGCTAAGGCTGTTGGTGGGATATTTAACCTAATACCGGAAGAGATTAGAAAAGCTTTAGGTATAGATGATGTTACCGATAAAATGGTTGGGGATTTTACCAGCGGATTAGATAAGCTTAAATTTAACACTGGCCAAACAGTGCAGGATATACAAGATGAATTCACAGGAATCAAGCTTGATATTGGGAAAACGTTTGAAACGGATAACTTTGAGGCATTGGGTAAGGCTTTGGAAGGTGTGGGTGATTTGGCAGTTGGTGCTGGCGCTAAGATTGGGAAGATATTTAAGGGGAATCTTGAAGCGGGTACAGGCGCAGCTGAGGGTGCTAAAAAAGCAACTGATCTACTTAGCGGCGCGTTTGGCACTGTTAACACTTCAGCAGATAGCGCAAGCAAAAAGTTTGCAGAAATAACAAAGGGGTTACAAGAGCAGGCCGACATATTAATGCTAACAGGTTTAGAATCGGCTCAATTAAGCGAACAATACAAGGTTCAGGCTCAAATAGGCAGAGCTTTAACAGACTCAGAAAGAGAGCTTTTAAATAGCTTGGTAGCAACAAATACCACACTAACGGTTAGGCAAGATTTGCTGAATAGTATGCAATCGCCTATGGAAAACGTTAAGGCGCAAATAGAAGCACTTAATAAGCTATTTATGGATGGGCAAATACCATTAGATCAATTTAACGCCAAGATGAAAGATCTTCAAACTAATGCCCTACAATTAAAACTTGATCAGGGTGAGGGTGGATTCTCTGAAGGCTTTTTATCTTCATTGGCTAAAATGTCTCAAGGTTATAATGGGTTGTCAGCAGAGATTGGAAAGACTACAGGCGATATGCTCTCTAATATATCTAATGGGTTTGCTGATACTATGGGGCAGGCTATATGGCAATCTGAAGGGCTTGGAGAGTCACTGAAAGCAGTAGGCAGAGATGCGGTTAGCCAGTTGGTTAGCTCTCTTATTAAGGTTGGCATCCAGATGGTAGCAAATGCTGTTTTAGCTAGGACATTAGGCGCAACAAATGCGGCGGCATCGACAGCAGAAGCGGCTACAGTTACGGCTGCATGGACGCCAGCGGCTGTAATGGCAAGTATAGGCTCTTTTGGTGCTGCAGCTGCAATAGGTATAGGTGCGGTATTAGCAGCTAAGGCTGTTGGATTCAGAGATGGCGGTTTTGTTTCAGGTGATGGCACAGCTAGGAGTGACTCAATTTTAGCACGTTTGAGTGATGGTGAATTTGTGGTCAATGCGGCGGCAACGTCAAGAAATAGGCAGACGCTTGAGAGAATGAATCGAGGCGAAGATATAGCGCCTAGAGGCGGTGTTATAATGAATATTACCACAAAGGATGCGGATTCATTTGTTAAGAGCCAGAATCAGATTATAGCAAGGCAAACAGTGGCGCAAGAGCGGGCTGTAAGGAGGTCGAGAGGGTGAGCTTTGATGAGGTAAGACTACCTACAGAAGTGGAAAAGGGGGCTGTGGGTGGCCCGATGTTCAATACTTCAATACTAGAGCTATCTAGTGGCCACGAGCAGAGGAATCAAAATTGGTCGCAAAGTAGAGCTTCTTATGATATTAGCTATGGGATCCAGAACGAGGATGATCTTTTCGAGGTAATAACCTTTTTTTATGCAAGAAGAGGCAGAGCTAGAGGGTTCAGGTTTAAAGATTGGTCAGACTATCAAATAACTTCCAGAATAGGTTTTGCTGTTGGTGACGGTATTGAAACAGCCTTTCAATTAAACAGAGACTATACAAGCGGTGCAGTAACTCATACGAGAAATATTACAAAGCCTGTTTCTGGCACTGTTAGGATATGGGTTAACAGCGTAGAACAGTTAAGCGGGTGGAGCGTAGACACTGCAACGGGAATAGTCACATTTTCAGTAGCGCCTACAGATACTCATATTATTGAGTGGCTAGGTGAATATGATGTGCCAGTAAGGTTTGATACAGATCAATTGAACGTTTCAGTAGAGATATTTAACGCGGGTACGGTGCCAAGCATACCATTGGTAGAATTGAGAATATGAAAACATTAAGCGCAAATTTAAAGACTCATTTAGAGGGTGAATGCACAACCCTTGCTACCTGTTGGAGAATAACAAGGCGAGATGGAAAAATATTCTATTTTACAGACCATGATGTTGATATCACGTATGAATCAAGCATTTACGTTTCCAACGAAGGGTATGATAGAACAGCTATTAGTGGCTCTTTTAATTATGACACTGATGAATTAAACCTTACTGGCTTCTTTGCCACTTCAATTTTAGAGAGTGATGTTAGAGCGGGGCTTTTTGACTTCTCAGAGGTTTTAATCTTTTTGGTAAACTATGAAGATCTTACACAGGGAGATATGATTCTTAAAAAAGGCACGATAGGGGAAATAATAATCACAAGCAATGGCATTTTTAATTGTGAATTAAGAGGTTTAACGCAGAGACTAAGCCAGAGAGTGCTAGAAAAGTATCAGGCAGAATGCAGGGCTGATCTTGGTGATCTTAGGTGTAAAATACCTGTTAATCCTGATTTAGTGGTTAGAAGTAGAGCCTATGAAGCGGGTGAGTATATTAAGGTGATAACAGGCAATGGTTCTAAACTTCAATACTCTCTTTCAATAACTAATTGGGATTTTACAGCACTTACTGGTTGGACAACGGTTCAGGGGGTACCACAAGTAATCCCCAGCAATGGCGGGTTAAGTGCTTATACAGGAACAAATTACCTAGAGGGTAATACAGGTGATAATTATATAATATACCAAGATATAGATTTAACTGCTGATGTAAACTTTGATTCTGCTGCGTGTGATGCTGGTGAGCTGTTTTTGGATGCATCGCTTGTGGTTGCTTGTTCTGTTGATGGTGAAAGGGATGCAACAAGGTTTAGAATATTAGCATTAGATTCGAGCAGTTTAACTATAAAATCATTGTGGGATACCAACTATGAAGTACCGCTACCTAATGATGAGTGGCAATTCAGGGTTAAAGATTCTTTGTTATTGCCAGTCGGTACTAGAACATTGAGGGTATATTGTGAAGGCCTTAAATATACAGGAGCATTACCAAACGCGGGATTTGATGCCATTATAATAAACATAACAGACACTAATGGAGCCAGCGGCGGTTATGAAATGTTCGAGAATAGGATATATGAATGCACCACAGCAGGCACAACAAGCGGCACACAACCTACTTATGATACAGTTGTGGGTAATAGCACAGTAGATGGTACGGCTACTTTCAAATGTTATGAGGCTTGGACTAGGTATGCTGAAGTGAATGCAGTCACAGACAATCAAGTATTCAATATTACCGTGACAGAATCCAGAGCGATTGATGGCTGGTTCGATTATGGATTGCTTACTTTTGAAAGCGGTAATAATGCAGGTTTGAGCATGGATATAAAAGCATGGAGCAGAACAGATAGCGATGAGATAACATTATTTTTGCCCATGCCTTATGATGTTCAGGTTGGTGATGCTTTAAGACTAACGGCAGGTTGTGATAAGAAATTAACAACCTGTACTACCAAGTTTGATATGTCAGGATCTATTGATTTTGATGGCGGTAATTATCTTAATTTTAGGGGTGAGCCTTATATAGCAGGCAGAGATAGAATAATAAGGGTTTATAATGGCGAATAGTAGCATCATAGTTGAAGAGGCTAGAAAGTATCTAGGCGTAAGGTGGAAGCATCAAGGAAGATCTTTAAATGGCGTTGATTGCCTCGGTTTAGTTGCTAGGGTTTATGGTGATCTTGGCTTAATAGATGTATCAAAAGATCGGCATAATTACGCAAGATTACCAAACAGGCAACAGTTGGCGGCTGAGTTTGAAGCGGCTGGTTTTATTGCAAAGAGTGTAATTAACAGTGAGGCGGGTAATGTTGTGCTATTTAAGCAGGGGGTTTACCCCTGCCATTGTGCAATCATTACATTTAAAAACAGGGTAAAGCATATTATTCATGCATACGCACCTAGAAAAAAGGTTATAGAAGAGCCTTATAGTTATTTTGAGCAAGATGCTATGCACTGCTTTGAGGTGAAATAATGGGATTTTTAACACCAGAAGGCGCAAATATAGAGTCTGAAGGGCCAAGAGTAGAGCAGCTAAGCTATTCTGATAGTGCTTTTGGTTTAGATATTCCCAAGGCTTATGGCACTGTAAGATTAGGCGGCAATATTATATGGCTTGGTAATCTTGTGGAAAGAACTACAACGACCAGCACAACCAGCGGCGGGAAAGGGGGTGGTGGAGAATCAACACAAACAACAACTCACTATTTCTATTATTTAAGTTTTGCTGTTGCGTTTGGGGAGGGTGTTGCTACTGATGTTCTTAGGATTTGGGCAAATGGAAATATTATTTTTGATAAGGTGAACCAGACTAGTGGGAGAATAAAAAAGAACACATTAAATTTCCGGTTTTATTCTGGCGGTGAATCACAGTTACCAGATTCAATAATACAGTCAGCTATGGGTGATAATGCACCAGCTTTTAGGGGTTTATGTTATATAGTCTTTGATAATCTTTGGGTGGGGCAGTTTGGCAATAGAATGCCAACGATAACAGCTGAGATAAACTTTAGGGAGGAGGCTGGCGGCCTAATTAAAACCCAGTCGGCATCATTCCCAATAATGCCAGCAACATGGCTATCTTATGACAGAAAGAGACATAGGCTTTATGGGCACGACAATGGCACAGAAATAAGCGCTTTTGATTTAGGTGGATTGTCTAGGGTTGGTGTTTTAGAGTGGCATAGACCTATATTAACATTTGATAGAACAGGCTGGATATTAGCGGCTGATACTGCTGGGTCAAGCAAGCCAGTATTATTAAATGGGTTTACAGGTGCGGTATTAAATGAAAATGCTTCAGTGACGATTGGCGGCACATATATTAGCGGCGTTGATATGGTAGCTTACACAGATAGAGGTGCCTATGATTTAGCTCTTTATAGGGATGTTGATGGTTCTAATATAATATTTTCTACTTTAACAGTTTCCCCATTCACAACTAGAGAGATGGTTCAGACTGAGGGCATATTAAGTGCAGCATCGGCAACAAATAACTACTTTGGGTTGTGCAAGTCTGATAATGGCGCAGATGCTTTTTGTGGCTTCATAAGTAGCACAACACTAACCATATATAGGATGGAGACTACTATTGAAGTGGTTGGTGGCGTTTATATCCCAAAATTAAAAGATCCCATAGAAATAGCTTCCTTATCACCTTCTGATATAATAAGCGGTGCTTCTAGCTTTACGGGTGGCCATGATATCTATACAGTCTATTATGATTCAGCAAGTTCTATTTTCTTTGGGGTAGAAATAGATTCAGCTTATTATATTGTTGATGTTTCAAGAGGTGGTGTTGTAAGGGGTTCGCTGGCGGTTCCTTTTATAAGAGATAATCTTGTTGGTGAGGGGGATTCAGTTATAACCAATGGTTACTGGGGATACCATAATGGCGCTAACAAGATAATAAAGATAAACCTAAGCACATTTAAAATAAGCGATATTTACAATGGTGTAGATACGTTTGTAACGCTGGGTTATAAGGGGCAAGTTTGGAGTGATGATGATAATTCTATATACAATTATAACTCACAAACAGGAACGGTTTTATATAAATTGACATTAAATACAGGTGCGTCTGATCCTGTAGAGGTTGCTGATATTGTTAATGATATGGCAGAAAGGGTAAACCTTAACAGGTATGGTGATATAGATACAACAACGCTCACTGATACTGTAGATGGTTATTTGATTAGTAATAGAATGACAGTCAAAGAAGCGTTAAAACCTTTAGGAGAATTGTACTTTATAGATCTGGTTGAAAGAGATGGCAAGATAACCTATGTAAAAAGAGGTGCAACACCATCTATAACAATCACAGAAGATGATTTTATAAGGCAGACTACAGAAGGCAATTATAAGGAGACTAGGACGCAGGAATCAGAATTGCCTGCCGTTTATAATATAAGATACATTGACTCAGGAAACGATTACCAACCAAACACGGTTTCAGTAAAGAGGGTTCAATCACCAGACAGCGCCATTTTATCTGATAATAAAGTGACATTTGATATACCAATATCAACAAGCGCAGATACAGCCAAGAAAAAAGCAGAGTCACAGCTTTATACATTATGGCTAGAAAGAACTAAGTATGATTTTAATTTGGGCACTAAGTATATATATTTAGATCCAACAGATGTTTGCACATTCACCCTTAATAATGGGTATTCTTTTCAGGGTAGGTTTAATAATCTTGATATAGGTAGGGATTATTCAGGTGAGTGCGGAATTGTAAAGGAAAATAACGGCCAATATTCATCGACAGCAACAGCGGATGGTGGAAGCGTGGACGTTGAGCAGATACCAACACTTTACCCAACCCAAGCCTTTTTGATTGATAGCCCACTATTAAGGGATAATCATGCATTATTAGCTACAGGATTGCGCGCTTATTTTGGGGGTAATACTGCAGGTGCAGGTGATTGGGGTGGGTGTGTAGTTTCCAAGTCTACAGATGGGTCAACATGGAACGATATACTAGAATCTAGGACGGGTGTGGCTTGGGGTGTTTGTGCAACCACATTAGGCAATACAGATTCTCATTGGAGGACGGACGATGTAAACACCTTAGATATACAGATGGTTTCAGGGGGTGATGAGCTTTCATCTATTACAGAGCTTCAAATGTTGAACGGCGGAAATCCAGCCCTGTTAATGAAGCACAACGGAGAGGTTGCCATTATCCAATTCCAGAACGTTACAGATTTAGGTGATGATCTTTATAGAATAGATACTCTATTAAGAGGTAGGCGCGGCACTAATACAATGGATGTAGATTATACTGGCGGCGAGTATTTTCTATTTCTAGGCAATAATGATATAACAGGTTTTGGCTTGTTCTTGGAAGATCTTAATTTGCAGAGAAGCTATAGAGCGGTAACTATAGGTCAGTTCTTTGATGAGGCTGAGGAGATACCGTTTACGCATACTGGAAGGGATCAGAAGCCCTACTCACCCGTAAACTTAACAGCAACCAATGATATGTCAAATAATATTGATTTTGCTTGGCAACGTAGAACTAGAATAGGCGGTGAAACAGATCTGGGTGATGGTGGTGATGGTACAGTGCCGTTGAGCGAAACAACAGAAGCTTATGAAATGGACATTTATTTCAGTGGTGCCATAATCAGAACGGTTACAGGAATAACCACAAACTCATACGAGTACACAGCAGCAGATCAGACAACAGATGGATTCACAGCAGGAAGTGTGGCCACTATTCAAGTAGATATTTATCAAATTTCGGAAACAGTGGGGCGCGGTTTTGCTGGTGCCTTTAACATTGAGGTGAACTAATGGCAACGCCAAATCTAAACATAACGGAAGTAACAGAGAGCCAGAACCAGAAGCATATCACTATTAATGATGGTTTAACCAAACTGGATGAGGCTACACAAGATACTATAAGCTTTACTATCACGGGTAATACAACAGTAACAGCCACAGAATATACAGAGAATTTCGCGCATATATTGGGTGGTACTCCAGCGGGGGCTTTTGACTTTGATGTACCTGCTACTAAGCGGACATTTGCAGTAATTAACAATTCAGGCCAGACTGCTACAGTTCAAGTAACAGGTGGTGGTGGGGCTAATGTTGCCGTTGCCAATAGTGAAAACTATATTTTGTATTGTGATGGTGCAGACGTTTTAGCAATAGCTGGCGGTGCTGCTGGTGGCGGCATTAGTGGCATAGCAATTGAGGAAGAGGGATCTACTGTATTATCTACTGCTACAAGATTAGACTTTAAAGGCATAGGCGTAACAGCGGCAGATGATGGTGGGGGCCAAGCAGGAATCACAATTGATGCCCCTTATGATTTGGGTATGTTTTATAGTGGGAAGCCTACCAATGCCCAAGAAATTTTTAGAATGGAAGCTGTAAGAGGTTTTACTATTGCGGATGGGGCACCAAATTCTACAGGTGAGGCCAGAGTTGCAAGCACAGGAAGCGTTGATTTTTCTATTAAAAGAAACGGTACTCAGTTTGCAACCGTTACCTTTAATATAAGCGCAAGCGGAACGTGGGCATTTGATGCGGCTGCTGATGAGGTTTTTTCAGCGGGCGATACATTAACGATAATAGCGCCAGCAACAGCAGATGCTACGCTTGAAGATATTGCAATTTTTATAAAGGGGTTTAGGTCATAATGGCTATTTTATTTATGGAAGGGTTTGATGGTTATTCAACTAATACTGAGTTTTTGGAAGATAGCAGGATATCACAAACAAGCAGCGCTGATACACAATATGATATTGTTACAGGAAGAGGTGGAAGCGGGCAAGCTATCCAGCTAGAAATATCAGCAACTGCTGATTTTATAGTGGGTTTAAGTCAGACTACAACAGACACATTTTTTATACAGTTTGCTGTTAACATATCTTTATTTGGGACAGCAGATTATTTATTGCAGGTGTTCAGTGGCACAACAACGCAGGGCAGCTTATATGTTACTGCAAGCGGGGCTATACAATATCGTCGAGGTACTACAACAGTATTAGGTACTAGCAGTGGGTCATTGAGTGCCGCAACGTGGCACTATATAGAGCTTGAGGTTAATGTTAATGATTCAACAGGAACAGTGCTTCTTAAAGTTGATGGTGTTACAGAAATAAACCTTACTTCACAGGACACTAGAGAAAGTACAAGCGACCAGAGTATAGATAGTGCCAGATTTTTCAGAAATTCAACAAGCGGCAGTACAACGGCTTTTGATGATATTGTGATAGGTGATGATAGCGGCACTGATGCTACGAGCCTGCTGGGGGATTGCACTATAGAGGCATTGGTTCCTGATGGTGCTGGCAATTACTCACAATGGACACCTTCAGCGGGGTCTAATTATCAAAATGTTGATGATGGTACTTCAAGTGATGGCGATACTACCTACAATAGCTCAAGCACAGCAGCGCAAAAAGACACATTCACAATGGGTAATATGAGCATATCTTCTGGTAACGTTTATGCTGTTCAGGTTTCATACTTGGCAAGAAAAGAGAGTGGTGGCGGTAGAACAATGCGGGGCATGATAAGAACCAGCTCAACAGATGCAAGCGGTACGAGTAGATATATACCTGATGGCTATGGTATGCGGCATGATATTTTTGAAAATGATGCAGGTGGTTCAGACTGGACTGTTACAAGCGTTAATGCAATGGAAGCTGGATATGAGTTGGTGACTTAATGGCTACATATACTGAAACTTTTAGTGGACAAACAACAGGCTCAAACTCTACTACGTTTACAGATAGATATGATGCTGAATCGTTTGTAAGTGTAGAGAATCCAAGCTTAGGAGAGCAGGACAGCAGAGTATTACAATTTGGTAGCTCAGATAGTGGATTTATATTTCAGTCTTTTGATAGTGTAGATGCAGATGCTAATAGGGATAATTGCGAGATATTGGCAAGGTATCGCTTGGCAAGTGATGCTGGTGGGCAATCGTTGGCAATAGCAAGAGCAAGCGGTAGCGGTGGAAGTGAAACTTGTTATGCCGCTTATGTTAAGGATGATGATTTCACTATATCAAGGTTTGATTCGGGTACAGAATCGGTTATATCTTCCACGCCCACAGGATCTTATCCATCAAGTAGTTATGTTTTTGGTGGCGGTGATGATTTTGCAAGCGAACCAACTGGTATATGGGTATGGGTAAGGTTCAGGGTCAATGGCACTGGTGCTACAGTAACACTACAAGGCAAATGGTGGAAAGATGGCTTTGATGAGCCTGAAAACTGGATAATAGACACTACTGACACAACAGGCTCAAGAATAACAACGGCAGGGTGGGTAGGTTTTGGAAAGCAGGATTTTACAGGCAACACATATTTAGATTTTTTTGGCGTTGGTACTAATAGTGATACAGCACCACTCCCTGCAAGTGATACTTCCAATACTTTACGTGTAACAAATGTTCATGGTCAGGTTTTATATTCTGGTGGCCCTGCTAGAGTTACAAATGTTCATGGTCAGGTTTTGTATTCTGGTGGCCCTGTTCGAGTTACTAACACGTATGTACAAGTATTGTACGAGACACCAGCCACAGTATCGGCAGGCCATACAGTAGTTGCAATGATATCATGCTAAAAAAAGGGGTTTCGGTAAATGGTATTAAGGGTGAAATAGTAATAGCCCTTATTATTTGCAGCAATATATTCCACAAATATGGAATGGATATGATTGTTACAAGCTGTACTGATGGTAATCATGGGCGAGGCTCTTTGCATTATGTCGGATATGCGGTTGATCTTAGGATAAGGCACTTATCAAAATCACAGCTAGACTTAATACTGCGAGATATTAGAGAGGCACTAACAATTGAATATGATATCATCTTAGAAGCAACCCATATCCATATTGAGTATCAGCCAAAATGAATGATCAAATGATTGAGTATCAGCCAAAATGAATGAGCAAGTTTTAGCAATATTGTCAGCAGTAGAGGAAAGCGGCGGTACAGCATTAACTAGCTTCATTGGTGGGTTTTTAATCTGTTGGCAAATATGCCAGCATACAGTTATTAAAAGAGCTGATCAAAGATGCCAAGATTTAAAGGAGTATCTTGATATAGCTAGAGGTGAGCTTAAAGAAGCAAAGGAAGCGTTAGCCAAGGCAAGAGATGATCACAAACAGATCTTTGATGAATATAAACGCGAGATGACAGAGCAAGAAAAGCGGTGTGATGAAAAAATAAACCGCATATCAGAGCGATTAAGGGAAGTTGAAGATTCCCGATTTCGGACAGTGAGAGATGAAATACAAAGAGATTAGGCCATTATTAAAGACTGGTGATTTAATACTCTTCAGAGGTAAGGGATTTATATCAAATCTTATCCAGTTGGTAACGTTAAGTGAATGGTCGCACGTTGGTTTAGTCCTAACTTTAAGAGAGTATGATTTTGTAGTCCTGTGGGAGAGTACCACTTTAAGTACCGAAAAAGACTTAAAGACCAAAAAGCTTAGAAAAGGCGTCCAGCTATGCCAATTAAGCAGCAAACTAGCCAATTATAAGGGGTCATTTGCAGTAAAAAGGCTTAATATTCCTGTTGAATGGGCAGAGCATAAGTTGGTCGATTTAAGAATCCAGCTGAATGATAGAGACTATGAAAGATCATATAATGAGCTATTCAAGTCTGCATATGATGGTTTCGGCGGTAAGAACAAAGAAGATCTTTCAAGCGTGTTTTGCAGTGAGCTGGTTGTAGAAGCGTATAAAGAATTAGGATTATTAGGTGATGTGCAATCTAACGAGTACACACCTGCAGACTTAGCGCGACTAACAAAGCTGAAGGGAGGTTACGCTTTAAGCCCCCCTATTTATTTTGATTACGTTTGATTGATCAAGCGTATTATTTTCGAGTCTCTCTATATACCTATCAATAGCAGCATGGAATTCAAAAACGGCCTCACTAGCTGTAATTCCAGCGTACCCTACCCTACTATCACAATCTAAATAACCGTGATAAAGCTTTCTACTACTTGAATAATAAAGAGTAGAAGAAAACCCCCTACTCTTTAAACCGCATATTTCCATTAACCTACTCTTTGCCAAAATTTGCCCTGCTTTTCGAGATGCCCTGATTCATCTAGCTCTTTAATGACGCTTGAAATAGTAGAGCGCCCCACCCCATATTTGGTTTTTAGAGCTTCATAATTGATAGGCTCACCCCCTAGTATAGCAGTTCTAAGTATCATTCTGTTTTTGTGTGTAGCCCCCTTGGGTTTCCTTAGTTTTGGCTTTTCTGGTTTAGTCTCTGGTTGGGTCTCGGTTTTAGTTTCGGTTCTGGTGGCCATAGTCCTAATTTCGCGTATTTGGGATCGAGTAGCGGCAGCACCTAATGTAACCTCCATGCAAACTAAAACAAAAGTCAGGACTGACATTGAAAGAAGGGTTATAAATTCAACAGTAACATTTAAGATCTTACTCATATAACCAAATATAGCCATTGCGCCGGATTCAAAGCGGCCATTGCTCTTT